CGCCGCTAGGCAGAACATTCGCCGAGCGCAAGTTAGTCGCATAAGAACAAGAGAGCCCCGCAGTGTAGGAAGAATTAGACCTCTGCGAAGGAGAGTGCTATGAGGAAGCTGTTATTGGTTGGAGTAGCCTTAGCTATTGTCTTTTTCTCTCTGTTCGAGCTCCGAGTTTCCGCGGTAGTCACTGTGGAGCGAGCAGACTCTTTATTTACGCAGCAAGCAGTGTCCACGAAAGTACAGACTTGGAGAATTGACTGGAGATGGTAACACTCACTCAAGAGCAAGTAGACTACGCTAGAACCAAAGAGTTTCGCAAGGCACTTCTTGAGTCTGTGGTTGAGATTGAGGACAAGGACAGGCAAGTAGTCCCCTTCATTCTCAACGACATTCAGTGCATGATGTTTGAGGAGTCTACTGCCAGAGATGTCTATGTCAAGCCCTCGCAGGTAGGAGCTACCACACTTTTCATGGCTGACTTCCTTCTCGATTGCATAACCAAGCCTGGGACTACCTCAGTTATCATTAGCTATGACGAGTTCATTACTGGCAGACTGCTGCGTAAGGCCGACGCAATATATTTGCACTTGCATAATAAGATTCCCAATATTCCAGAGTACAAGCACAAGTCCACCTTCGAGAAGACTTTCGAGTTTGTGGATAAGCTTGGAGTTAGGCAGGGAGAAAGTAGCTTTTACATCTCATCGGCTAAAGGATTCGCCATGCCTCGTGGCGAGCCAATTCATAACTTGCTACTGGATGAGTTAGCCTTTTGGCCAGCTGGAGCCGCTGCCAAAGCTTTCGCAGCTGCACTTCAGCGTGTTCCGCTTCGGGCTGATACTAAGGTTCGAGCATTGTCTACTCCTAATGGCGAGGATAATGACTTCTTTGAACTGTACATGGCAGCAAAGGAAGGTAAGGAGTTTGGCAAGTCAGTCTTTAAAGCTCACTTCTATCCTTGGTATATTCATGCCGAGTACAGCCTAACCCAGGACAGTCCCTTTGCTCCGCTAGGGGATGACCACTACTTGCTTACTAACCTTACTAGCGAAGAGACCACTTTACTAACTCGTTTTGAGCAGCTGGGAACAAGTGAATTAGAAGCACACAACAAGCTGCGTTGGCGCCGCTACAAGATAATGGAGATGATGAGCCTGAAGCGCAGCGGTGACACAGCTTTGTTGTTTGGTCAGGAGTATCCAGAGGACGATGTGACTTGCTTCCAAGTAGCTGGAGACCAGTGGTACGACCCAGACCAAGTTAATGCTTTAGCCAAAGAGTGTTTTGAAGCTCCTATTCACAGAGACTTCATGGACATCTGGGAGATGCCAGAGGAAGGAGAGCGCTACCTAGTCACCGTAGACCCCGGCGAGGGAAAGAAGTCAATGTCTGTTGCTTGTGCATGGAAGCCTCTGGGCGTCAAGCTGAAGCACTGTGCTACCCTTGCTGGGCTGTATAACCAGAAGGAGATGGGTGAGAAGGTCAAGGCCTTCGCTAGCTTCTATAACGAGGCCAAGCTAGCTCCAGAGGATGCGCTGGGCTTCATTGGCTACATATCTGATTATCCAGAGCTATACTATCGTACTGACCCAGACACTGGTCAAGTCAGTACTAAGTACGTCGGCTGGCTTACTACTCCAAAGACCAAGCCCTATATGTGCAATGAGGTAGCTAGACTCCTTCCAGACTTGGAGTGCAATGACATAAGAATAATTGAGCAGTTAAGGAATATCAAGGAGATTCAGTCAGGTATGAGGAAGATTCCAGCTTCCATTGGAGCAGATGATTTCTTCATGGCCCTAGCCTTGGCTGCTGTTTGTCGAGAATCCGAGCCAATAGGCAGGGGCTTTGTGGGAGCGAAAGGATGGAGTGATACATGGGGCAGCAGATAGATGATATAGATATCTCTGGCAACTTAGAGACTATCAGTAACCTGTCTAGGATAGGGATGCTCCTTATTCAACTTGGTAAGCAAGAGTATATTCCCACTATCTTGGATGATGTCTATGAACATAGTCAAAGGCTTGTAGATGAATATGCAGTCGTCAGAGAAGCGTCGTCGGAGGTTCCTGATGAAGTGTAGCTGTGGCTACCAGTACTACATAGAGGTCTTTGAGGAACCTGAGTGGCAAGTCTGCCCCGTCTGCGGATGCTCTTGCTGCTTTGAGAACTTCTGGCATGAGGAGAGGAATAATGGCTATTAGTGGAAGTATGGTGCAGCAACGCTGCTTAGAGCTCAAGCGAGACTGGAATGAGAGGAATAAGAAGTTCAGGGACTGGTATGAGCAGCTAGAGATGGTTGATACCTTGGCCCAGAAGGATATGGAGTCCTTTGTAGGCAATGACCCTAGAACAGCCTTCAACCACCTTATTGGTATCCTTGACCAGAAGATTCCTCATCGCATAGACCCTGAGGAGCTTTCCCTTGAGCAGGTAGCTCCTGCTGCTGAGCTCTCCAGAAGCTATGACCGTATTTGGCGCAGAACAGAAAAGCAATACAGGCAGCGCGGGAGGCTCTTCAAGCGTGACCTCATAAGCTTCCTTCTATCCACTGGCTGGTATTCTGTCTTCACTATTCCAAACATGGATGGTTCCTCCCTGCTCACAGAGGTCTGGAATCCCGCCACAGTCTTCCAAGCTTGGGATGATGTACTGTTTGAGTGTGCTCATATCTTCACAGCCAGTGCTACTCAGGCAAAGCGTCTGGCTACTCGCAATCAGTGGAACATCGGTAACTTCCATGATAAGATGACTATATACGACCGCTGGTGGCTAGATGATGGCGGTAAGGTCTATAACGCCACTTCAGTAGACACTACTCTAGTTAAGGATGAGACACCTGAGCTCCGCTTCCCTCGCATTCCAATCTTCACTTCCCCCGTAAATGGCTTGCCCGACACTGGAGAGATAAATATTCGTAAGTCTACTAAGTGGCGGGGCGAGCTTGGTCAGGGTTACATAGTTGCTAATGAGAATGTCTACGGTTACTTCAACAAGTGGTGGACGTTCCTCATGCAGATACTCCGAGACTATGCTCAAGCTCGAACTTACGAGAAGACTAACAGTGCTCGCCAGATTGTCCAGCCCGAGTCTTGGTACAAGCGTGGTGCTCATTACAAGTTGGGACAGCAGGACGACGTCGGTTTTATAGTGCCTCCGCCTATCCCGATGGAGATTCGCAGCACTCAGCTTGACCTAGAAGCCATGATGCAGCGAGGCGGCCCTACTTGGCAGCAATATGGCAACGTGTCGGCAGGAATGACAGCCTACGTGATGAGTCAGGTAGTAGCTAGCACAAACAATACCGCTAGTGCTTTCCACCAAGGTATCATTGACTGCGTAGGCGATATAGATGAGTTCTGGAAGTACCTGATGCAAGAGCACAATTATAAGCCCTATGGTCAGAGTATTCCTGAGGGGCTTCCAGAAGATTTCGAGATTCTCACTGACTACGAGCTTAGAATTCCTGGCGACCTTACCCAGCGAGCAACTAACGCTCGTATGCTGAATCCAGACTTCTCCGTTAGTGAGGAGCGAGTGATGGAGTGGAACTTCCCTGAGATTAAGAATCCTGCTGAGGAGATGGCTAAGCGTGATGCTGGCATGGCTCGCCACGACCCAATCTTTGCTCAATTAAGTCTTATCAGTGCTTTGAGACAGGAGGCAGAGCTCCTGCGTAGAGCCAAGGATGCTGACGGCGCAAAGCTTTATGACAAGGCAGCCGATATGAAAGAGCAGGAGATAATGGGCCTACAGCAAGGGCAAGCTCAGCAAGGGCGAGCTGCTCCTCGTCCTGGCCCAGCTACTGTTCCTCCTCCTGGTATGGCTCCGCCAATGGCAACTGCAGGAGGTGAGAGATAATGGTAATGCCACAGCAGACCTCACTACAGACAGAGTTTGAGAAGCAGCTGCAGTCCTGGCGGAGGAAGTTCGAGGAGGCCTCTTGGCAGCGTAGAGTAGCAACTGGTGCTGACCTCGTCCCTTCCTTTAGAATTGCAGGACAGCCTACTCCCTATATGGAGCAGGGACAAACTCAGCCCTCGGCTCAACCACAGCCCACGCTTCTTGAACGGCTTAAGAGTATTGCCGAGCACTTCCCGATAGTTGGGCCTGGTACACTTCCCCCGAGAGCTCCAGGCATAGCCTTTCAGTTTGAGGAGCAGCAAAGAGAAGCTGAGACCGCCATTAGCGAGATTCATAATCTTCTGTTCTACGAGGACTTGTATGGCACTGTTCCTGCCCTCATAGCTACTGGAGCGGTAACAGGCCCTGAGGAGGCTCTGAGCTACATCTCTATACCTCCAGACTTACCTGAAGATGAGCTAGCTCAAGTACGGCAAGAAGTATCAGACCTGTTCGAGTCCAGACAGAGAGCTCTTCTCATTCCAGAGTCCCTTTCAGAGGAAGCCACTGCGGGCACAGAGGAGTTGAAGTATCCGGCACTTCAAGCTCCAGAGCGCTATACTGGCGTTCCCGTTACCATCAGTCAGCTTACTACTCAGGAGATAATGAAGTCCCTGAAGACGCCAAGAGCTCCCGAATCTGCTCTTACAGATGAGGAATGGGATGAGCATTTGAAGAGTACTGGCTGGTCTGAGGAAGATATAGACAATCAATTAGAGATTCGTAAGGAGCAGCTTATTGCTGAGGCTCAGAACCGCAAGAATATGATAGAGGAGTTCAGGCAGAATGGAGCTAAACTTCCAGAGAAGAGTCTTCAGGAAATGCTACTGACAACTATTACACAGCCCCCGCTCATGGCGCTAGAGATGCTGGGTATGTATTATGAACACGTGAGTATGCCTTTGGCCGGTCTGTTGTATGGGCAGATTCCTGACATCAAGAGAGCATACTTAGACTTTAAGAAGCAGAATCCCGAAGCCTCTGATTGGGAGGCACACAGCTATGCCTGGAAGAAGTGGGAAGTCCCTCTCCCGTCTGTTCCCGCCTTCATACTCAAGTACATGGTTATGGAGGGAATTACAGACCCTTTGACTTATATTGGCTGGGGAATAGGCACGAAGCTATTACGTCCTATCCCTGTCGTTGGTAAAGCACTTGCTGCCGGGAATCGGGTCATTGGTGAGGTTATAGACTTGCCGTTTGACTTTATCAAGTACTTTGGAGCTAAAGTGCTGCCTAAGACTATTGTGCAGCGAGCTACTGTTAGCACAAGAGAAGCTCAGAAGATACTGGATAGGTACTTTGAGCTGGCCATAGGCAAGCCGCTAACATATATACTTCCAAAGGATATGGCAGAGGCGGGTCGAGTTGCTATCGAGCACTTGGCTAAGAGTCCTCGTGCAGAAGATGACGTTGCTCAAGCAGCCAGAGTACTCCTTGCTCACGCTCCCGTAGATGAGCGTACTGCTACTAGCTGGCTTTCTCGTCTTCGTCGCTTGGGTCTCAAGACTATGGATGAGTCTGAGCTCACTGACAGCGTAATTTTTGAGCTAGACGACATCTTTGAGCGAGTGTTCGCTAAGGAGATTACAGTCGAGGAAGCTGCTCCTCTTCTTATTCTTAAGTTAGGCGTAGAGGAAACCAGTGAGTTAGCCGAAGAAGCCTTCATTACGGCAGGGAAGTTCCTGTCCGATAGAGGGAACAGGATTGTAGAGCGAGCGCTGGACTTCACAGCAGCCGAGTCAGCTAATAAGGCCATGCGAGCTTATGCAAGGAAGATGCTCAAGACCTTCACTGATATAGAGGATAGTGCCGCTATTCGAGCGGCTACCCAGTTTGGCCGCTTTCGCTCCTTCATGTTTCACGTGGATAGGAACCTGATTTACCCTTGGACTAGCTGGATAGACCGTATGGCTATCAGGCCCTTTGCCGAATCCTACCTTACCTTTGGTATGTACGGGCCTATGAATGTGCTGGAAGACTTCTTCCGCTCCGCATTAGGTGGAGTTAAGCCAGGCAGAATAACACTTGAGCAGTGGGACGTAGGCACGTTAGGACTGCTTACCGACCCCGAGCTTCGTCGTGCTGGCATCAGTGAGATGATTGGCCCGCTGCGTGAGACTGGCGACCCCGCCCGCAGTAACTGGGTTCTAACACTTGCATTAACTCCGTTCAGTGTCCCGACCTACATAGGTACTGCGGGTAAAGTAACTCCTCGCCAGTTTGCTAAAGGAACATATAACGCTATGGTAGAGTTCTTCGGTGGCATAGGTGCTGACGTCAGACGTAACTTCGTGCTGCAGCGCTACCGTCAGATACTTGCAGACACAGGCGGCGAAGCTTATGAGGCTTTGATGAAATCTGTTCCGAAGAATCTGCCTGATGAGCTCGCTGGTGCTCCTAAGTGGGTGAAGCGCCGACTGCAGGCTGATGTTCGCAACTCTGTACTTACTGGTAAGATGACTCCAGACAACCCTAATCTGCTGCGTACAATGAAGAGTCGCTATACTAGAGACTCCGTTCACAGAGCTGAAGTAAATGAGATTATCTCCAAGTATCCTGACTTATCTCCCAGCCTACGCAGCCACACGGCAGAGAGCTACAGGGAGATACTGCGTACCCCTGACAGCATTGATGACTTCAAGCGAGTAGCTAATGATATTGAAGTAGATGACTTCCTCAAGGGCCCTGAGCGGGCGCAGGAGCAGATGCGGATGCTCGCAGAGAAGCTGACTGAGATGGAAGTCCAGCGCCCGGAAGACATGGCGCAGCTTATTACTGCTCTACACCGGATGGGGCAGACATATTCTGCTACACCCAATCAAGTTATGGCTCGTGCTACTATCAAGAGCAGAGGGCTTCCGCTTGAGGGCAGGTCAGCTCAGTTTGATGCAGAGTTTGAGAGAATCCACTCCTTCATGGAGAAGGCTGCTGGTGATATAGACCGAGTAGTTGAGAGGATAGCGGGCTTGGCAGCAGCGCCAGAAACTCGTACTATTCCTTTGCTGCAGGACTTGACTCGTAATGTGAGCCTGAAGGAGCTTCCGGGCAAAGTAGCTGGAGACTATGAGCTAATGCTGGATGGTGTAGTTGTAGGAAAGCTTCGCACCCACCAGTCCACGCAGCTCAACGCCTTCGTAGTAGATACGATAGAGATTTCTGAGCGAGGTGTAGTAAACAAGGAGTTCCTCAAGAATGTAGACTTGCTGGTGAATGACCTAGCCGAGAAGCGAGGGCTACCCACAGTTGCTGTTATGGCTAAGTCTGAGCACACAGCTTTCTATAAGGGAGCGGGATATAACGAAGTTACTCGTACAGCAGACTATCAGGCGTTCTCCAAGCCTACTATGCAGCCTCGTTCAGTTACTTCTCCTACCTTTGCTCCCGCATACAAGTCTGCCCTCCAGAACTACTTAGACATCACTACCGCCATGCGTCAGGAGATGGCTGCTGCAAGGTCACGAGACATAGCCTACCGCTCAGAAGTATTCTCTGTCGCCACCAAGAAGGACTTACGTAACCCTCACTGGTGGAATGACTTCTATGCGCACGAGGAAAACTTCTGGCATCAAGCTAATCTGAAGGCCGCCCAGCTGAACAGTAGGCTCGTTCAGTCTGTAGCGGACATCAATACGAGTATGGGGCTGCGAGCAAAGCCACGCCCTTCAGTTGTGGTAAGGGACAGAGAGCTTGCTCCAGCAGATGTTGCTAAGCTAGTGGGAGCTCGTGGTGAC